GGCATGAAGAAAGGCGGATCAGTTAAGGGTGTACGGGGTGGCGGGATAGAATCAAAGGGCAGAACAAAAGGAAGGTTTGTCTAATGGGTGCTTTAGCTAATATGGGATACGGCGCTATGCTGGGTCCAGATCTCCAGAAGAAGATGACTAAGCCGTTTGATAAAGCATTGTCAGCTACAGAGATGGACGAGCCTAACAAAGAAATGATGAAAGAAGCTGGATATAAGAAAGGCGGGTCAGTTTCCAAAAGGGCTGATGGAATAGCCACCAAAGGCAAGACCAGAGGGAGAATCGTATAATGGGAGCAGGAGCATCAGCGCCAGCAGGAGTGGGTTCATCCCCAGCTCCAATAGTAGCGCCACCGGTTTCTACGCCGATTGTGCCAGCTACTACAGCGGCAGCTACTCCACCCTCTATGCCACAAGGCGGCAAGGGCGGACCTACGGCTGCAGGAACTCCTGCTCCTGTCCCAGTTACTCAGTCAGCGTCACCAGTCGCTCCTACAGCCCCACAGCAGCCTTATGTTAATCCGTTCATGCAAACCTATGGACAGAATAGAACTCCGCAGCAGCAGATGTTTAATCGCTTCCCGCAAAGCTTTCAACAGCCGCAGCCAGTAGCGCAGCCTGCTCAAGGTCCGGTATATGCAGATCAGAGTTTAAACGCTACGGACAATCAGCCGCAGCAACAGCCGCAGTATGGTAGGTTTGGTCGAGGCTTTATGCCCCAGAACAGAGGTGGTTATGACCGCCAGCTTGACCAGCTAAGAGGTCAAGGTCAATATGGGCAACAAGGATCACAGGCGGCATTTATAAATAGCCTTCTAAGTAGTCAGCAGCCTATAGCTGGTCAGCCAAGCGCGCCAGTGGGCGGTAAAGGCGGAGGATCATCTCCAACGGGCAGATATTAATGAAAAAGGATAAGATAGCTACAGTAATGAGGGAGTTTAAAAAGGGGTCACTCAAGTCCTCATCGGGGCAGAAGGTGACCAATCCGAAGCAAGCTATCGCCATCTCTTTGAGCGAAGCTAGACGGGCTAAAGAGGGTGGGATGATGGGAAAATTATTCGGCGGCAAAGAAAGTTATAACGAAGAGTTTGGCGAAGCTAAAGCTGTAGCCAAAAGGAAGATAACCCCGGCTCAGTTTGTGCGGGGCGAGAAGTCAGAAGGACACAAGGGTGAGGAGAAGGGCGCTCGTCAGACCGCTGAGAAGATCAGATCTGGCAAGATCTCACCTGCCGATTATGCAAGAAAAGAATCTATGGGAGAAAAGAAAATGGCTAAAGGCGGAATGTCAGGATTTCCAATTAAGCGCAAGGGTGCAGCAGACAAGAAGACTGTTGCTATGTTAGCCAGCAAGATACTGGATGCAAAGATGAGAGCAGCGCCTATGGCTCCTCCTATGGCTCCTCCAATGATGCCTCCGGGCATGAAGAATGGTGGATCAGTGTCTAAACGTGCTGATGGCGTAGCTGTCAGAGGTCGTACAGATCCTAAAGTGGTTAAGATGGCTGCTGGCGGTATGTCCAAAGCCTTGGCTGAACACGCCGCTAAACCTGCCTCCAAAGCCCACGCCGGTCTTAGAGCTGGTGGCTTCACTCGTTCAGCAGATGGTATTGCTCAACGTGGTCGTACCAAAGGCAAGTTGCTTAACAAGGGTGGACGGGTTATCTAATGCTGCCAAGCCGTGGGATGGGTATTGTTAACCCAGCTAAGATCCGTAAGATCAAGAAGCGTGATGGCAATGAGCCTGTCACGCTGTATAAACACGGCGGGGCTATAGGAAAGCAGCCTAAAGCTAAGTGATCAAGTGGGCTGAGTACCGAAAAGAATGCGGCAACGTGTTTGATTGGATAATACGGGCAACAGAAGAACGCAGAGACATGAAGTCTATTGAGGCAGAGCGCTTCAGAGAGCTTTATGTTAAGAAGCCAATTGGGAAGCAGAAGTAATTTATTGTAGAGATTCGATGGCTAAGAGCAAAGTTAATGCTGCTGGTAATTACACAAAGCCTACCCTTCGCAAGAAGATTGTGTCTCAGGTAAAGGCAGCAGCAACTCAAGGTACTGGCGCAGGCGAATGGTCAGCTAGAAAGGCTCAACTTGTAGCTAAGAAATATAAGGCTGCTGGCGGCGGGTATCGTGATTAAAGCTCCACAGAAATCCCTAAAGGATTGGAGTGACCAGAAATGGCGTACAAAATCAGGAAAGCCATCCTCTAAGACAGGAGAGCGGTATTTGCCAGAGGCAGCTATAAAGTCTTTAAGCCCTGCAGAGTATGCAGCAACTACCCGTGCAAAACGTGCAGGTAAGGCGGCAGGTAAACAGTTTGTAGCGCAGCCCAAGACTATTGCAAAGAAAACAGCAAGGTACAGATAATGGCTAAGACTCCTGCATGGCAACGTAAGGAAGGCAAGTCTGAGAAAGGCGGTTTAAACGCCAAGGGCAGAGCTTCATACAATAAAGCTAACCCAGATAAGCCCGGACTGAAGGCTCCGCAGCCAGAAGGTGGAAGCCGCAAGAAGTCATTCTGTGCCAGAATGTCAGGAATGAAAAAGAAGCTGACATCCGCTAAGACGGCAAATGATCCCAATAGCCGCATAAACAAAAGCCTTCGGGCATGGAAATGCTAAATGACCACATCAGGCACAGCATCATCTAACCTAGACCTCACTAACATCATTGAGGAAGCGTTTGAGCGCTGCGGGGCAGAGCTACGCACTGGTTATGATATCCGTACAGCAAGACGCAGTTTAAACCTCCTAACGGTTGAATGGGCTAACCGTGGGATAAACCTGTGGACGATTGAAGAAGGTGAGATACCGCTAGTTCTTAATCAGGTCTCATACAATCTGCCTGTTGATACGATAGATCTTCTAGAACATGTAACAAGGGTAGGAACGGGTTCAAGTCAGCAGGACTTGTCTATAACCCGGATTAGCGTATCTACATACGCAACCATCCCTAACAAGAACTCAACTGGTCGTCCTATTCAATTGTGGGTTAATCGCCAGTCAGGAGCCACCTACCCAATAGGTGGCAGACCAGAAGGCACAGACCCTACTACGGGTGTAGACCATCCGCAGATCTATGTATATCCAGCCCCAGATCAGAGCGATTACTACACGTTCGTCTATTGGCGCTTACGCAGGATACAAGACGCAGGCAACGGTATTAACACCCAAGACATACCCTTTAGGTTCCTTACCTGCCTGATTGCTGGTTTGGCATACTACCTCGCCGTTAAGATAGCTCCAGACCGAATACAGTCCCTAAAGGACCAGTATGAGGAACAGTGGAAGTTTGCTGCTGAAGAAGATAGAGACAAGTCTCCAGTGAGATTTGTCCCTCGCAGGGCTTATATTTGTGGGTAATAGGTTTGCGTCCGCCAAGAACTCGATTGCAGAGTGTGATCGATGCGGATTTAGGTTCAAGCTAACACAGCTAAAGGCTTTGATCATCAAGACAAAGCAAGTTAATATAATTGTTTGTCCTGAATGCTGGGAACCGGATCAACCTCAGTTACAACTGGGGATGTATCCAATTGACGATCCGCAGGCTGTAAGGAATCCTAGAAAGGATTTAAGCTATTTGCAGTCTGGTAATAGCGGGTTACAATTGGTTAACGGATCTGGTACGGCTGTTGATGAAAACGGCTATCCTGAAGGCGGAAGTAGAATTATCCAGTGGGGCTATGCTCCTGTTGGAGGTTCTAGAGCAAACGATGTAGGGCTAACACCAAACTATCTAGCTTTATCATTCCAGCTAGGAACAGTAACAGTAGTTACAACTTAGGAGTTAACATGAAGATTATAATCGCAGCCGGTAAGCCTTCGGCAGGAACCGCAGTTAAGAAATTCAGCAAAGGCGGAAAGACCAACCTACAAATGAAAGATTTGGGTCGTGGATTGGCTAAGGTTGCTAATCAAAAGGTCTCTTCGTTCAAGTATAAGAACTCTGGGAGCAAATAATGGCTATTCCAGAAAAAGCATCTAGCGTTAACCCTAGTCAGCCAAAGCCGATTACTGGGCTATCAGAGAAGGATCTGGGTAATAACGGATATCCAAACAATATCCCTAACACACAGACCCAGAAGACCCGTGGTACTGGAGCCGCTACTAAAGGCACTGGTCACTCGAAGAAGATGGGCTAATGAATTACACGGAACTGTCGCAGACGATTAAGGCATATTGTGAGAATGAGTTCCCACAAACAGTCAGCAGCTTTACGTCTGCCCAGCAGATCAATACATTTATTGATCAGGCGGAGCAGCGGATATATAACAGCGTTCAGTTTCCTTCTATACGGAAGAACGTCACTGGGATATTAACCGCTAACAATCAATACCTGTCAGCGCCCGGAGATTTTCTGGCAGTTTACTCAATGGCTGTTATAGACACAGTCACTGATGCGTATGATTTCTTGCTTAACAAGGATGTTAACTTCATACGGGCTGCTTACCCCATCAAAACTGATACTGGAAAGCCTCAGTACTACGCTCTATTTGGACCCACAACAACAAATACAGATCCAGCTATTGTAACGAATGAGTTGAGCTTTCTTCTTGGACCAACTCCTGATTTGGCATATGACGTAGAGCTTCACTACTATTACTATCCTGAATCAATAGTTACAGCGTCTACAACATGGCTTGGAGATAACTTTGATACAGTCTTGCTTTATGGCGCGATGCTAGAAGCAGCAGCGTTCATGAAGTCAGACAAAGACGTTATGGAAAATTATGTTTCTCGATATAATGAAGCATTGGCACTCGCTAAACGTCTGGGTGATGGCATGGAAAGACAGGATGCTTACAGATCTGGGCAAGTACGGATACCGGTCAAATAATGCCATTTACTGGAAACTTTACCTGTGATGTATTCAAATCAGGAGTTCTCGATGGGAACTTCGATTTTGGTGTCGGCACAACAAATGTATTCAAGATAGCGCTGTATACCAATGCATCGACTCTTGATCAGGATACCGCTGCCTATACAACTGTTGGCGAGGTTGTGGCGACTGGGTATACTGCCGGTGGCAATGTTCTGTCTCCAACCTTGAGCATACTGGACGGGGTTGCATTCATCACCTTCACCAATACCTCGTGGACAAGTGCATTGACCGCTCGTGGAGCGCTTATTTATAAGGTTGGTGGTGCAGCGGTTTGTGTTTTAGATTTTGGTTCGGATAAGATCTCGACTACAGTATTTCAAGTAGAGTTTCCAGCCGCTTCCAATACTTCAGCAATTATTAGACTTTCATAAAGGAGTTTCAAATGATTTCAAATAAAGCAGTTTCTGTAGATAAAGTAGGCGCAAGCGTTCTGCTAAGTGGGGCAG